CGCTGCCGGCAGCGCTCCACCCGCCGGCGCAGGTCCGGCTTGTCCAGGTAGCGGATGCAGATCTCGAAGCCCTCGTATTCGATCCACAGGGTGTAGGCCTTCTTGTCACGCATCATCTGTTTCAGGTCCATCGCAATCTCCTTTTTTTCGCAGAGCGCAGAGGGCAGAGCGCAGAGCGCATGGCGTTTTACGCTTTGCGCCATGCGCCAGGCGCTATGCGTTTAATACAAAGTCCGGGGCGCCGTGGACTTTGAAGGTCACCTCTTCGCGCACCATCTCGGCGATCGGCGCCGACAGGTCCAGGCCCTCGAAGATGACCCAGGCGTTGTAGTGGTCGCCGGTCTGGTCGTCGTCCGGATCGTAGGTAAACAGCTGCGCCAGAAAATAGGCCACGCTGGCGTCGACGCAGTTCTCCAGGGCGCTGAACCAGGCACTGCCGGCGAAAAAACCGGCCGCGCGCCCGGAGATCTCGCCCATGGCGGCCTGCCACTGCTTCCAGTCGTCCTGGTAGACGCTGCGCGCGGCCAGCTCCAGGTCGACCTCCAGGCGCCAGTCGTACATATAGCCGGCCTTGACCAGGTTGGCGGCGGCCACGTAGGCGCCGGTGCCGGAGGCTGTAACCACCGTCACGGCGGCGTCGAAGATGGCCCGGCCGGCGGCGTAATCGATGCGCACCAGGTTGGCCCCGCCGCTGTCGGTGAAGCTCACGGCGGCGTTGGGGTTTAAGATGCGCTTGGCGCTGTCGGTGATCTGGGCCTGGCTGCCGCTCTCGGTGCAGGCCTCGGTCGTCAGGTTGCCGGCGCTGCCGTTCCAGCGGTAGACCGCCGCCAGTTTTCCGTGGGTCGCACCCATGGCATCCTCCTTTTAGGCGATCGTCAGCGCCAGCGCGCCGGTGCCCTTGAAGCTGAATTCGCCCGTGATCTTCTCGCCCACCGGGGCGGCAGTGACGAGGCTGGTCAGAATGATGTTGCCGCTGAGATAATCGCCGGCGTCCTCCAGGCGAAAAACCACATCGGTCAGCGCGCTGCCGGGCGTGGTGGCCACGATGTTGTCCAGCAGTGCCTTTTGCTCGGTGTTGCTCGGGTCCAGGTTAAAGCGCATGTTGCCCTCCCACTCGGCCTGGCCGGCCAGCCATTCTTTCCAGTCCTGGCCCTTGCGGGATTTTTCGGCCAGATCGACGTTGACCGTGATCGTATAATCGATCTCATTGTCGATGAGCACGGAGTTTTTGGCGATGCGCGCCACCTTGCCGTGTATCGGATAAGCCATTGTCTTCTCCTCCTTGTCTGTGCCCTATGCGCCCTGCGCTCTGCGCTACTCGCTCCAGGCGTTGGTTTCGGTAACCACCAGGTGGATCTCGCAGTGATGACACAGCACGCCGGCGATGCTGCGCAGATCGATCACCGGCGCCGCCGGCGGCGTGGTGTATTTGGATGTGCCCCCCAGGTCGAAGTCGGCCCGGATCGCGGCGCAGACGCTGTCCACCAGCGCCTGAAAGGCCGTTTCGCTGGCGTCGGCGTCGTTGTGGGCGTAAACGCCGCGCAGGCGGATATGGTGCCGGGTGTCGTTGTGGCTCTTGGAGGCGTCGGCCTCTTCGAGCTTGAAGCGGCTGATCATCCAGGCGTGCAGGCGCCGGCTGTTCTCGTGGTACAGCTCCTGCTTGATCTCCTCCTTGCTCTTGACCCAGCGGTCGTAGGCGTGCACCCGGCCGATGCCGCTGACGCCCTCCAGCAGGGTCTTGATGGCCGCGTTGATGGTGGCATAACTCACTGTTCGCTCCGGTTACTTGTTGACCTTGCGCTTTACCCGCGCCGGTATGGTTTTGATCATGGTCGCCGCCCAGCCCTCGGTGGCCCGCCAGGCGCGCTTGAACATGAAAGCGCCCTTTGTGCCCTTTCTGGCGATCTTGGTGCCCACGGCCCAGGCCACCTGCTCCAGCCGGCGCGGGTCCACGCCCAGGATGGACCGCACCCAGGGGATCAGGGCCGCTGTCGGCGGCCGGCGCTGTCCGGGCCGGCGGCCCAATTCGACCACCTGGCCGTATTCCAGGGGCGTGCCCACGATGCCCGTCACTTGGCGCCCGTAGGCCTCCACCTCGCCGAAGATCGAACCGGCCAGCCCGGCCGCGCCGCCCACCCCGCGCGGCGTGCGCTGCACCACCTCGCCCTCCAGGCGCATGACGATGATCTGCATCACGCCCACCGTCACGGATCGCACGGCGGCCGGAAACTTGCGCGCCAGCTCCCTGGCGCCGCTGATGTCATATTTAAGGGTCCATTTCATCGGCGTTTAGATTATAGAGCTTGAGCAGCGTCAGGATTTTGAAAAAAGACGGGTCCTTGATCCGCCCCTTCTCGATCTCGCACAGATAGGCGTCCGAAATGCCCGTCTTGCGTGCCACCGCCCGCTGGCTCAGGCCCAGGACTCTCCTGGCGAATTTCAGCTTCTCATACCACGACATTTATCAAAGTCTCCGCGATGGCGCTCTGCGCCATGCCTCGCCGTTCCTTTTCCCCTAATTCCAGGCATTCCTTTTCAGTGGGGCAGTCGCTGCAAAGATCTTTGTCATATTCTCCCAAACAAAAACCAGTGTGAGATAATTCTTTCATTTCTAAACCTCTTGGCTAACAGCTTCTTCACCGGTAGCGCCTCGGGTGCGTCAGGCGGTCGGTGCCGCCCGGATAGTCGACGTCCTGATCGGCGGTATAGCTGGCCGCCTTGGGGCTGCCCTCCTTGATGCCCATATGGGCAAAGTACAGCCGCCGGTACTTGTTGCCCTGGGCGCGGTACTCGGTGGCCTGTCCCTGTTGGTCCACGCCGTCGGCGTCCAGGGTGCCGTCGGTCATCTGGGCATAGTAGGCCGCGATCATATCGCAGTACATGGCCGCCGCCAGGGCCTGCACGGCCTGCTCGTCGCAGGTGTCGACCGTGCACTGGCTGCTGGAGCACACATGCAGGGCGGTGTAGGCCACCCGGAAGGTCTCGGTCGCTGCGGGCTTTTCGTCTAAAAAACGCAGCACCTTGCCGCTGGGCTTGGCGTAGACCATCCACTGCGCGTTGTCGAGGGTGTCCGGGGTCTCGTCGGTGTCGTCCACCGGGTACTCGACGCTGTGGATCACCGAAAAGCCGCTGGCCCAGGACGTCAGCAGGCTGACCGCATAGTCGAAGCCGCCGGTGCCGGCAATGTCGGCCACGACCTCATAGGGCTTGTCCTTGGAATAGCGCTTGAGCGCCAGGGACAGGGCCAGATCCTTGTCGGCCTCGCCCAGGGGAATTTCGCCCCTGACGAATGAATCGATCGCTGTCAGATAATCCGGTCTAAAGGTGCTCATAAGTGCCGCCCCCGTTCATGTCGCAGAGCGCAGGGCGCATGGCGCTCGGCGCTCTGCTTAGGTTTGTGCCCACAAATTGGCCACGGTAAAGCGGGCCTCTTCCTTGATCGGCAGATCGCTGCCCAGGTTGCTGTCGTAGGTGCCGGTGAGCAAAAAGGCCCGCTGGCCGTCATCGCTGAGGCTTGACAGCGCCAGGTCATCGCCGCTCAAAACGATGCTAACCGATGCCGCCGGGGTCAGGGTCACCGCGCTGCGGCTGTTGATGACGTTGCCGCTTTTGTCGGTCAGCTTCCACTCTAAGGTGGTCGGGATCTTGGCCTGGCTGTTTTCGTCGGTAAAGGCGGCCGTGATAACATAGGTGCCCTTCTCGCTCGGCTCGGTCGTCAAATTGGTCGGCATAACATCCCCTCTTCAGTCTGTCATCGCGCCGTAAACGCCATCGACGGTTTTGCAGAAGTAATTGCCGCACTTAGCAGGCCCTGGGCATCCAGCCAGGCGGCGGCCTCCACCTCGGCGTCGGTCAGGTAGATGTCGAACAGATACAGGTTCTTAAAGTTGGCCGGGTACTCGCTGCCGTAGTGCAGGTGCAGCTTGTTGCCCGTGTGCGGGATGCTGTCGTCAAAGGCGCCGGCCGTGCCGTGGGTCCAGGTGCTGCCGTCCTTGACGGATATGACCAGCGCGTCGTTGGCCTTGTGCCAGCGCACCACCAGGGTGTAGGTCGTGTCCTTGACGATGGACTTGGCCACGGTCACGGTGTTGGTCGAGTCGCTGGCCTCAAAATCCGTGTTGTCGCAGTCGTAATACAGCAGCCCGGTCGCGCTCGGCTCGAAGGTCAGCAGGCAGATGTTGCCCGAGCCGTCGGCGGCGGAAAACTTGGGCGTCCACTCCACCACCAGGGTGCCGGTGTCGGCCAGGGCCGCCTGGATGGCCGCGCTGACGGCCCACATATAGCCGTAAGTGCCGTCAGCCGCCTCGCTGGTGCGGGTGGCCTGGCTGGCGGTGGTGACGATGGCGCTGGTGGCGATAGAAGAGTACTCCACCTGCCCGAAGTCAACGGCAATTTCATCGCCGCTGACGGCGATCTTAAAGCCGACGATCGGCTGGGTCTGGGTGCGCTCGATCTCGAAGCGGGTCCAGCTCGTGGTCAGCGTGATCTCGGTGTAGTTGGCGCCATTGTCGTCGGACAGGTACACGGCGCCGCTGCCGGTGATGCGCTTGACCCAGACCGGCGTGGTATGGGCGCCGCTGGGCTGCACGGTGGGCACTGTCAAAAAGGCCGTGCCGTCGGCGGCGGTGGCGGCCAGCTTGGATGCCGAGCTGGCGACGCCGTCCACGCCTATCTGGTCCTTGGTGGCGGTGACGTTGGTTTTGACCCACAGGTCGTTGGTCAGGTCGCGCCCGTAGAGAAGTAAATTGGTTGCTTCGCCCTCCACCAAAAGGCCGGCGCTTTCAAAGCGCGCCTTGGCCGGGATGGTGGCCGAATTAACGTAATCAGACGGCGCCAGAAGTGATGAGTCAGGGACCGCTTTCAGCGATAGGTTTCGGATATAGACAACTTCACCCGATCCCATGTAGGCAAAATTGATCAGGCAGGTATCAACAGTTCCAGCCGTAAAAATCATTTTGTAGGTTGTCCAGGACTCAGCTATGTTTTGGGTGATCGCCACATAATTCGCGCCGTCAAAGATCCTGGCTGTTACCGTATCGCCAGATCCAACTTTAGCATCAAAAGAAACTAGATATTCCTCGCCGACCGTTAGATTAGAAGACAAATCCCAATTCTTGAAAAGCAGCTGTGCTCCGGCCAGATTATCGACATAGCTTATTTTCAGGGCATCTTCGGTTTCATCAATCTCGATTGTGTTTGTGCCCTGCGGCACCCAAGAAATTTGAACTGGGCGAATTGAAATGTCATCAAAATAAAGTTTGTCTCCATCGGCGGGGTCGCCATAAAAACCTATCTGGAGTTTTCCAATAATATCGGAGGCAAAATAATTATAGAGCCTCACTTCTGTCCAGGTATCCCCTGACAGTGTCGTGATCACTGAGCCCGGAATATCACCGGCAATATCATCGAAAAATAATAATACGCTTTTTAATGTATTTGCATTGGGCGCATACAGCCTGGCCGACACTCTGTAAAGCGTGTCGGTCGACAGGGACATATTAGAAGTCAACAAGTCAGCCCGCAGATAAGAATCTCCGCTGCTTGTCAAAAGCCCCTGTTTATCATCCCGGCCACCAATCGAATCGGTATTATAGGCACAAGTGCCGGCACCGTCCGCCGAGGCGGTCCAGTTGCCGACAGTTCCGCTCGAAAAATCCCTGTCATTCTGCGCTGTGATCGCTTCGCCGCCGGCCAGGGCCGGCCACGGATCTTTATCTGGAATTCCTTTTGCTGGTGCGGTTATTTCGGCTAACTCGTCGCCAGATCCAAGCGTGTCAACGGCAGTTGCGATAAATACTGTATCAGCATCATTATCGGGTGCCCCCACTGTAGTAAAATCTAATGTTGACTGCGAAACTATGCGATAAATTGTTCCTTCCACTGTATCGGCACCAGAAGTTCTTGAAGTAGTGGTCTCCTGATCAAACAGGTCATCGCCGATCGCGTTGCCGGAGGGCAGCTCTTCGATCATGATCTCTTTGACGTAAATTGAAACAGACGAATCATCGCCGGCGAAATTGACATCGCCGTCTGCCTCCCCGGCGTATATGAAGACGGCATTTTGCGCAGCGACCGTGCCGATGCTGCGGACGATATGGCACGTGTAGTAGCCGTCTGCATCCGGCCCGCTTATTCCCGAATATGCATTGCTGTCGCTTCCGATAATGCCGTTGCTCAAATCAAAATAGGTCCAGGGCGATCCGTCATCATCCCGAATATAGGTTGCGGCCCAAGCGACGGCGCCGGCCTTGGCCTTAAATGAAAGAGAGTATGTCGTATTCGCCGACAACAAACTTATCCGGCTTATAGCATGGGTGTCATTGTTGGTGTCGGCCACGATCCCGCCGGCCACCGAATTCGGCGCCCGTGTCAGGGTCCACCAGCCGGTGGTCAAATCATTCTGCGCACCGGTGTCTATCAGCTGCGCCCGGTTGCCCCAGGCAGTGCGCAGCACGCCGTTGGCATCGACATACGTGGCGGCCGACACTCGGGACACGGCCCCGCCGGACAGGCCGCTCATCTGGTCGGTCAAATCGCTGGTGAGCTTGAGTTTTGCTAGTCGTGTCATTAGTCCACACCAAAAAATATACGGGGCGTGCCGTACTGTTTTAAGACCGCCGGCACGATCGCGGCGCTGTGCGTGTTGATGGCCTCGTGGACCGTCACGATCCGCAGCGCGCCGCCCACCCGCACCGGGTAGCGCAGCACCCGCTCGGCCACGGCATGGGCGAAGCTGCTTTTATCCCGCCACAGGGCCGTATAGGCCGCACCGGCGGTCCGCCCGGACCAGTACCAGATTTTGGCGGCATCGGCCTTGCCGGCATTAAAATTATCGATCCAGACGGTGATGCGCGGCAGCTGCTTGTTTTTTTCCACCAGGCAGTGAAACACCCGCTTTGCGCCCTGCCGGGCGATGAGCGCAAAGTCGCGGATAACTTCCGATGTGGCCAGGGCCGGTAGCTCGCCTTTCCAGTGCCGGCCGGCCGGC